GTGCTTGAAGAGGCACTGATGAGCAATGACGCGGAGGATGACGCATGGAGGGAAGACAGCTAAATCCTGCGGACTACCGTGTCACCTGGAAGGCCGGTCAGAGGGTTACCACAATCCTCTACCGGCCTTCCGGCCCTGATACGGAATTCGCAAGGTGGCTCACTCAGCAAGACATCGTTGCCATGGACATTGAAACCACGGGTATCGATATCGGGTCAAGTGACTTCAAGGTTCGCACCTTGCAGATTGGCACGCAATCTACCTCATGGGTGTTCCCTGGTGATGAAGCTATCCATGTAGCCCTGAACCACCTCATGATGTTCAACGGTACCGTTGTTACGCATAACGGAGTATTCGACTGGGTGTCACTTGGTACTGAGTTCGGTTGCGAGGTCGCTTCGCGGATTACGGATACGTACATCCTCGCTCGCCATTGGGACCCAAGAGGTAGAGGCGACGGCCCGAACGCTGTAGGTCATAGCATGGAGGCGCTGGTTCGTCTCTGGATTGACGAGGATGACGCGGAAGACCTGAAGGGCTCTGTCGCTAAGGCAGCCAAAGCACTTGGGGTTACAAAGGGTGAGTACTTCACTAACGTGCCTATCGATGACGAAACGTACGTTAAGTATGCTGGCATGGACTGCGCATTCACCATGGAGCTGTTCCAAGAGCTGACCAGTGCTATCGTGCGCACTGGGATGCACAGCCTACCCCTGATTGAGAGTGACCTTGCGGATATGCGAGACGCTATCGAGATGGGTGTCAGAGGCATGTCTGTGGACATGGAATACCTGGTCAACCTTAAGGAAGATTTGGAGGATCAGGAGAGTGCATGTAAGGAGTTGGCTAAGGCTAAGTTTGGCGTTACCTCGCTAGCGTCATCTAAGCAGCTCTACAAGGCGTTCCTTGACGCTGGTGTTCCTGCGTCATGCTTTGAGATGACGGCTAAGGGCGCTCCGCAAGTGAATGCTAAGAAGTTGAAGCAGCTTGCGGACGAGGGTTACGAACTGGCACAGATTGTCATTGAAGGTAAGCGAGCGCAGAAATGGCGCAAAGCATATGTAGATATGATTATGCAGTGCGCTAAGGGCAGTAACCGCATCCACCCGCAGATCAACGTGTTCGGAGCGCGGACGGGGCGATACTCGGTATCCAACCCCCCGCTTCAGCAGCTGCCTTCGGGTACTGATATGATTCGAAGAGCGTTCATCGCTGATCCTGGTTGTGTTATCGTTTCCGTTGACTACTCAGGGCAAGAGCTACGCCTGTGCGCGGCTCTGTCAGGTGACACTAACTTGATTGCCGACTTTACTGCTGGCATCAACCCTATGAAAAAGCTTGCGGCTACCGTGTTCGGAGACGCGTACTCGCCTGACGAGTACAAGCGAACGAAGATTTGCGTATATGCGATGCTGTATGGTGGTGGTGTTCGCACCATTGCCAATCAGACAGGGTTGCCAGAGGAGCAGGTTAAGGCTATCAAAAGCGCATGGTATTCACTGTACCCTGGTGCCAAGCTGCACTCGGATCAGTTGATGGCAGACGCTAACATGAAGGGGTACATTACCGGTATCTCTGGTAGACTGCTGGTGCTTGACCCTGGGCATGGCTATGCTGCATCGAATGCTGAATTTCAGAATGGTGGTAGGGAACTTATCTCGAAAGCCATCCGTGAGATTCCGCAGGAATGGAAGCATACAGTTCGTCTTCAGGTTCACGATGAACTAGTGTTCGTGGTTCCGATTGAGGAGCTGGAAGCCTTTACGGCTATGATTACTGGGGTTATGGAGACTACGATTAATGGTATCCACTTCCCTGTTGAAGTAGAAGTTTGTGGGCAGTCATGGGCTGGTCACTACAGTTAGGAGATAGCATGACGGTTATTGAGACAGGCGGATACGTTGGAAGGGCCAATATGAGTGTTAGTGTTGATGAGCCGGACGAGGATGACGAAATCAGGCTTGGCATCAATGACTATGGTGTCTCTGCTGGGGTGTACCTGTCCCGAGACGAGGCTCGCCGGATTGCCTATGAGCTGCTTCGCGTGGCTGGTGGAGAGTCCACTACTGACCTGGTGCCTCGTGACCTGATTGAACAGGTTGCGCGGGAGACTGCCGAAGTGGTTGCCAAGGAAACGGTGACTGCGGAAGTTGCGAACATCGCTCGTGACCATGCTGGACGTGAGGTCCGTCGTAAGTTCCGTGCGGTTATCAACGAATAGGGGATATTATGTACATTACTCATGTGAGTGATTCCGCTGGGTCTGAGGCACAGCTCTACGTTTCGGAGTCGTTTGACTCTGATGGTGAGATAAACATTCAGGTTCGTAATGATGAAACTGTGAGCGGTTACTTTTCTCGCAGTGCCGTTATCCAGTTGCGTGACCACCTGAATTACCTTCTTGGGGCTGGCCGTTCTAGCACTGAGCCTCGCGTAATTACTGAGTCGTTTATTCGCGAGTTGGCGCGCGACGAGGCTAAGAACGTGGTTCGCGAGTACCACAATCGAGTTGCCAACCTTGATGTCTAGGAGATATGATGCCTGAACTTGTTACTAACGGCTACGATCACCGCCACACAACGTGGGGTATTGGTGATAGCTTGGATGATGATAACGAGCTGTTTATCTCTGTAGTGCGAACCTACACCATGAACAACGCGACTGAGGTTACCACGTTCATGACTCGTGACGAGGCTATTACGCTGGCTCACGCTATCTTGGAAGCTGTTGGTGCGACTGAGGATAACGTTACCCTTAGCCGTGGTGACGTTCGCGCTATCGCTGCTGAGGTGGTAGACGAGAAACTACGAGCCGCTATCGGTGGCTGATGCTTGCGTAGACTGTGGCTCAACCACACGCAAGCTCTCTAGACCGGGCCCTCGATGTGCAACCTGTAAGCGCGCAAAGAGGGCCCGTGATAGGGATAAGGCAAGAGACGCAAGGTATCAGAAGGTATACGGTATCACGCTAGCCATCTACAACCGGCTGTTTCGGTTCCAAGGTGAGCGCTGTGCAGGATGCCTCAGAGCCACAGGGAAAACAAAGAACCTTGCTGTTGACCATGATCATGCGCTAGGATCAGGCGAGCACACTGTGCGCGGACTACTCTGTGGTCCATGCAACAGTGTGCTCGCTCACGCACGTGATGATCCTGAGTACTTTCAACGGATGATAGATTACCTATCCGATCCTCCATACCACAGAATGAAGAGAGAAGCTAATGACTCCTGATGAAGTTTATGGGGAGTATGCAACCCTGGTTATGGATGCTGGTGACTGCTGGCACTGGCTAGGAGATGTCAAGTTCATCGGTGGTAAGAATGTTCCGGCTGTCCGTGGCGCTAACCGCCATTACCGTAACGCGCTCCGCGATGGACTTGTGAAGGCTGAAGTCATCAGCGGAGTTCAGGGCACTAGCTACTACCGTGCTTGCGAGAACTCGCTTTGCGTGAACCCGGACCATTACACGGGTTACGGTACCGACGTTCAGCGCATGATCACCATTCGTGACATGTCTGAGCCTTGCGGTACATGCCTGATCTGGGATCGCTCAGAGAGCGCGGAAGGGTTGCCTATGCTCCAGACGCACATTGACGGCGTTCGTACATACATCTCGATTCAGCGATTTGTGTACGAAATGGAACACGGTGTCAAGCTTCCGTCAGATGTTGCCGTGCATACCACGTGCCGCAATCGTAAGTGTGTGAGCTTCCGTCACGTTGCTATCAAGACTCCCACCGTTCGCCCCTACACCACTACAGCGGGTAACGGTAAGCAAGCTCGTGAGGCTGAAGCTCGGAGAGCACATGCTAAAATGTTCATAGAGGAACAGAACAAGAAGATGATTGAGGAGTATCGATGAGCAGTGACTTTAACGCGCGTCTCGCGCTTTCACTGGACTCCGCTCGTGAGGGTGGAAAGATCAATGCGCGGCTGCTGGACACTGGCGCTATCCGTGATATTGAGGAACTGGCTGTTCACCTGTCGCGCGCTATCATGAACGCAACGCGTTCTGATCTTGAATCGTTGGCGCTTGCCTACATGCTCAGTGAAACGCTGAACGCTCAGGCCGATGCTATCCTAAGCGAGGCGGGTAACCTTGGCAGTTAATTTCAAACCAGCGCAGAATGCGTCTCCTGAAGCGTCGAGTTCCAGCTACTACATTATCCCGCCTGAAGGTGGCGAACCTATTCGCTACCGCCGTGTTTCCAAGTTCATTAGTGTGCTTGGAGATAACGAGAATCTAGTACGGCGGGATATGCGGTACGCTGCGGTTGGTGCTGTGAAGTATTACAGCACTGCCATCAATGAGCTTGATATTGAGTCGGATAAGCAAGAGCTTGACAAGGTTATCGAGCGTGCAGCCCGCAAGGCTGGCAAGTGGGACGCTGCGGATTACGGTACCGCTGTCCATGCATGGACTGAGGATACTGACAACGGTGTACCATTTGCTAGAGGATCGCACGGGCGTGCAGTCTCCGCGCTGAAGTGGGGACCTGAGCGCATGTTCAATGAGAACTACGAGGACATCTATAACGATGTTGCCGCGTATATTCTTCTTGCTGAAGCTCATGGACTTAAGTTCGAGCGTGCCGAAGCTACGATTGTGCTTGATGAATATCATGTGGCGGGCACGCTTGACCGGCTTGGTTACGTAGCTGAGTGGTCTCCCGCGTACTGCTGCGATAAGAAGCACGTACTTGATGTGAAGACTGGTAGCGTAGACTTCGGACGCATGGAGAAAACCATGCAGTTCGCGGCTTATGCTAAGTCTAAGCTGTATAACCACAACACAGGCGAACGCACGGAACACGGTGCTTGCCTCAAAACTGCATACATCATCCACCTTCCGGCCCGTAAGGCGCGTCCGTCGCTCATCCCAGTTCCTCTGGAACGCGGATTGATCCGGCTGGACATGGCTCACGAAATCTGGGAGGAACGGAAGCGCAAACACATGTGGAAAGTTTACAACACTGATGCTTGGATTACATCACAAATCGAATCTATTACAACTGAAGATGAACTAACTGAATTCTATTACCGCACTTCCTCCCTTTGGACTGAGGACCACGCGGCACAAGCAACTGACAAAGCAAAGGAATTTTAAATGGATTTTGGTAAGCCTGTAGTTCGCAACAACTGGGCCAGCTTCTCTAACCTCATGGATACGCTAGTCGTTATTGTTCCTCACTTCACTCAGAAGTCAGACCGTGCGAAGCAGAACAGTCGAGGCGAGTCTTATTACCCGGACGAGACCATTGCCAGCGTGATTCCGATTGAGGATGTCTCTGGTATCAACCGGTTCAATAACAAGCCGTTCGAGTACAAGGCGGGTACTGCGTACTGGACTACTATCTCTGTCAAGGCCCGTACTCAGCTTGGGGACCCTGGTCAGCCTATCCTCGGGCGCATTGCTCGCGGACAGGCTAAGAACGGTGCTGGTGCTCCTACGGTGCTGGCGGACCCTACGCCCGAAGATGAGGCGCTTGCTACTCGTGTGCTTGCGGATTTCGATCCTGAGACGCTGGTTGCGCCGCCTGCCCGTTCTGCTCCTGTTGAGCAGCCTGCCTATGAGAACGTGACTCCTGAGCGTGCTCAGGGATTCGCTACTGGTGGCTACGTTGGTCAGGCTCCTACCGGGCCTGCCGCTCCTCCGTGGCGACAGAGTTAGTGACGCTAGTCACTTAGGGGTTGACAGTCTCTCGGGTACCTGCTGTACTTAGTGGGTACCCGAGAGGAAGGCAAGACAGTGAACGTTTCCGAGATGACTCGTGACCAGCTTCGCAAGCTGGCAGCTGAGCGTAACGTGCAGGGTCGCGGGCGGATGACTAAGGCTCAGCTCATCGCTGCGCTTACGGAGCAGCCGAAACAGGAAGCTCCTGAGTTGTCCAAGCTCGTGGCTCTCGGGATCACGGAAACCACGCACAACGTGGTTAAGGTGATCCGGATCATCCGTGAATGGGCTGCTCAGGGTGTGGACGTACTTACGTGGGATGAAGTGCTTAACTTCATTCTCGTCCGAAACCAGGCTTAGGAGTTACCATGAGTCGGATGTCAGAGCTTGACATTCTCGTCAACGAATACCTTGATGCTGTTGAGCAGCGCAAGGCGGAAGACAAGATCATCGCGGCGTATGCCTCTCTGGTCATGGCCTGCGGAGGCAGTGACAAGATGGCTAAGGACATCGTTGCCGAATATGAGGAGAACTACCGTGGCTGAACTGGAATGGTCATGGCTGGACAAGGGCGCGCCTCGCATCGTAGACGTAGCAGGCTATAGTGACTGGCTAGGCTGGGAACCGTGCGACTCTAGAAGTCCCGGCTACGGCGAGTACAGCACGTCTGTAATCTGCACGCGCATGGCCGGACACTCCGGACGCCATGCCGCTGGTACTGGTGCGGAAATCATCGCTGTCTGGCTGTGAGCTAGATCATGTTGGCGCAACCAAGAGAGTGTGCCTATAATGGTTGCACACCAAACGGAAGGTAAGACCATGAGTGACCTTGACATTCTGGCTGACGAGTACTTCGCGGCACAGTCAGACGGTGACTATGAAGCTGCTGACGCGCGGTATGATGACATGGTGCGCCTGTACGGCGGCGACACAGAATACGTCAACGAAGTTATCCGAGAGCTTAGCGAAGCATACGGAATCTAACTCAATAGCCCTTCGGGGCACATGCCTGTCTGGCGGAATGGCAGACGCGCCAGCCTCAAAAGCTGGTTCTCCTCGGAGAGTATGGGTTCAAGTCCCATGGCAGGTACTCATCGATAGCAAAGGATAGAACGATGGCTTTCAAGACGCGCAAAGAAGACGAGCGGTTTGACCACAGCAGGTGCGCTCAGTGCGGACAGGTGTTCGCTGGAGTGTATTCGTTCGACAAGCATCGCCAAGCGCACCTCGTTACCTTCATCCGAGAGATGAACCAGCAGGAAGCTAGTGAGTACCTGGCGCACTACGCGGGCCAGTACTTCACTGAGATGGGTGGCCTGCTGGTGGCTAACACTAAGGTGGATGCCTACCAGGCCATGCGCGACAAGGCCGCTACTGCAAGGGCCGGAAGGAAGTAAGAAAGGATAACCTAATTGCATGAAGAGATTCTAGAATACGCAATTAGGTACGCTCATCAGGGCTTGCAGGTATTTCCTGTGGGCCCTGATAAGGTGCCCATGGTGGCTCGCGGATTCAAGGCAGGTTCGTCTAACCCTGCTGAGGTGTCTGCTATGTTCTATGGGCGCAACGTGCCTATGATTGGTTTTGTCCATAATAAGTTTATGATCCTGGATTTTGATGGTGAGCTAGGTTGGCAGACGTACCATGAATACGGTTACCGTTTCCCGACTCCGCTAGCTAGTGTCCGCACTCGTTCAGGTGGGTTGCACCTGTATTACCCTAACCCTGAAGGCAAACTGAAGCGGCGTATTAAGTACCTGCCGAACATGGATGTCCTAGCGGGTAATGGTGGTTACGCTATCGCGCCACCTAGTGTGGGTTACGAGTTCATTACCGGGAGCATGGAAGACACATTGAGGAGACTAGATGGCTGAGAACTGGTTGGACGCATTGGGGACTCCAAACAGCGAACCTAGCGAAGTATCACGCTTTAAGACTCGTCTTGCTGCTGCATCCGAGATGACAGAAGGCGAAGGCCGTAACACCGAGCTGAACAAGACTGCGTATGCAGGCGGACAGCTCGTGACTGCTGGCCTAGCTGAAGAGCGCTGGGTGTTGGAAGAGATTGAGCGCGCTTGGACTGCCAACGGCTACATCGATAAGGATGGAGAGGAGACGTTCCACAAGACACTACAGTCTGGGTACTCTAACGGGCGTGAGAGCAAGCCACAGCGCGATAACCCTATCTTCGGTATGGCTCTGACTAGCTCTGAGCTTCATGACCTTCCTAGCGCTAAGTGGCTCCTTGATGGTGTGCTGCTGGACAACAGCTTTAACGTCATCTTCGGAGAGCCAGGCTCTTGCAAGTCGTTCCTGACTATCGACATCGCCGCACACATCGCCAACCGCAAGCGCTGGAACGGTCATGATATCCCTCAGAACGGCAAGGTTGTGTACGTGCTAGGCGAAGGTACCTCTGGCCTTCCTGATCGCGTAGCGGCTTGGGAAGACCACCACAACACGCACATGGAGGATGTCAGCTTCATTCCCACAGCCATCCATGCAGGCTCACGCCTGTGGGATAGGTTGGTAGAGTACGTTTCCGAGACTAAGCCTAAGCTCATCGTGATTGATACGCTGGCGCGTATGTCCGGAAACATGGAGTCTGAGAACGATGCTACCTCTATGGGTAAGTTCATCCGATCATGCGACGATATCCGTATGGCTTCAGGTGGTTCAGTGCTAGTTGTACACCACTCGAACCGTATGGGAGGTATGCGAGGCTCGATTGCTCTTGATGGTGCGTGTGATACAATTATCCGGATGGATCGGGATTATTCCGAAACAGTCACCGCTAGTATCACTAAGCTCAAGGAAGGCGAGACAGGGGAACTGGGCAGGTTCCGCCTGAAGTCTTCCGGCCGTTCCGCTGTCCTTACATCAGGTGGCGTACCGTGGCAAGTGCCTAGCTCCGATCAGGCTACGGAAGGTAGCTTGTATGATTAGCGCAGGAGACTACATGCACGTAATCAACTCACAGCCGGAGCGACCTCCGGCTATCATCTGTGATATCGATGGGACCATTGCTGACAATAAATGGCGTGATCCTTACGATATGTCGCTAGTACTTAATGATGGGTTCTTTTGGCCTATCATTGATCTAGCGAGTATGCTGCAAGGCAACCTAGGTGCCAAGCTTCTTATTACTTCTGCGCGCCCGGCTACGACTCAAACCGTTGCCGACACACAGGAGTGGCTAGGGCATACTGGTTTGCGCTGGGACGCTCTGTACATGCGTAACGAGAATGACGAACGTCCTGACGCTGAGGTTAAGTCTGACATCTATGACGTTGCCATTGCTCCGAACTACTATGTTCAGTACGTCCTAGACGACCGTAACTCCGTAGTCGAGATGTGGCGTAGCAAGGGACTAACTGTACTTCAGACAGCAGACGGGAATTTTTAATGACACGTGGTGTATGTTCGAGATGCGGCATGACCGCCGATGATAGGGATATGTATGGTAGCATTTGTTGGTCTTGCGCCTACGGCAAAACTCGAACCTGGTTTTTGCGACTGTTGTCGTAATTACTACCCGAGTAACCGGCTACATGTTGTGTGGCCCGATGATTACGATAATCCGATGTATGTATGCGATGAATGCGTAACGTGTCCACAGCCTATGTGGCGCGAATTCTGTACCTGTGAAGGTCGATTTATGTGGAGTGTGTTTCGATGAGTAAGACACTTATTACCGTATCCTTCGCATTGATCGCTACGAGTGCCGTTCTGTGGGGCGTTGGCCTCTGGGCACCTGCTGACGCTTTGATGCCGCTAGCGGTAATCATTGCCACTAACAGCGCGATTGCGCTAGCTCGCTCACTTCAGAAATGACGTTAGATATAGACAGCCTAAAGCCTCCCCATGGTCACTGAGACTAGGGGAGGCTTTTTGCGTTGTTCTGAGGATACAAGAAACCCCCTACGCCAGCAGGGGTTACCAGCGTAGGGGGTTGGGGTTATCGAGTTAAGCTGTCGCTAGGGTCAGGAGTAAAGCCCTTGCGAGCTTCCTTCCCAGCCTGCTTCAGGAACGTAACTAGTGCAGCACCAGCAGTTACCCAAAGTGCGTGTGTGTAGTCAAGCTGTGGCAGCAGCTCAACCGCGGTGACAAGCGGTACTGCCACCTCAACAATAGTCCATACAATACGGTTGAAAGTATCCTTCCAGAATGCTTTACCCCACATAGTATCTCCTTAGCTCACAGTTCCGTCATTTAGGTTGACAGTGATAGTTCCGGACACGGTAGCGTCCGCACCATCACGGCCTGGACGTCCAGCCGGACCAGGGTCACCTTTGTCTCCCTTATCGCCCTTAAGGCCCATAGCCTTCTGACGCTTGTTAGTTACGCGCTCATCAAGCTCAATACCAACCCATGTGGTAACTGCCTTACCGTCGTAGTCAGTCTTATCTGAGATGTCAGTATAGAACTTCTTGAGTGCCCCTGCGGTCTGGTTACCGTAGTCCCCATCACGTGTAATGCTATATCCAAGATAGATAAGCTGGCGCTGTCTGTGCTCAACGGCTGCGCCCTTTTCTCCATAAGCAGGCCACATGTTATCCCTTTCCGTTGGCGGTACGTAGCCGCCACCTGTGTTGCCAATTCCCCATGATGCAAGGCTGTCGTATGTGCCAGGTGCCGAACGCCCATCAGATCCAACACCAACCGACACGTGTACGTGTCCGGTGTGCGGGTCGCTTCCGGTGTAGTCTCGCCAACCTTGCGATGACTTAGCCTTAGACCAAATCTTTCTATTGTAGATGACATACTTAACCTGTGGATGTCCGCTGTTCTTAACTGCGTTCGCGAATGTATTAAGACTCAGGCCAGCGTTACCGAGCACGTCAATGGCGCATACAACACCTGCTGAGTTAGGGTTGTGGTCACTATAGCCGGACTGGTGGTCCTCGTCTCCGATAGTCCACACGGTTGTTCCTGGCTTGTATCGTAGAATCTCCGAGCGGAGAGTTTCAAGCGACTTCGCTAGTCTCCATGGTGTAGCCATATTTCATCCTCACCACTGCGGACGAGCAGGCGTGAATGCCTTTTCGCGTGCAGTGTAATATTTCCTGATGGCTTCTCGTGTCCATGATGGACGAGATTTAGCGCGCTCTAGGCACGCAGCCATCCCAGGATCACAATGCATAACTTCAGTATGCGGAATAGACGTTTCCGCTGTTGGTGACGCGGATACAATGAACGCCTTGTGACCCAATCTGATAACCTCATTAGTTGCTACATCTCGCAATGCAGCTGCAAGCGCCTTGACATGTCCAGGATGATTATGCGAGTCGTGTGATCCCAAAGCTTGGGCAATAAGATCAGCATCAATGATGATGTCTTCAGGGCCAGCTAGTGACTTCGCAAGTTGTGTCTTTCCCGAACAAGGGGCACCTGTGATCAGTGTAATATCCATAACCCCTCATAGAAGTGTGCTGATAAAGTCCCAACCGATTGTTCCGGCGGCTACCAATGACAGAGGAATACCAGCCCAATATACGATTTTCTCTAGTCGTGAAACTCGTGTGTCTAGCTTGGATTCAACGTCTTTCAACTCGGTAGCAAGATTCGCGACATCCTTATCACGGTCATCCGAGCGATCCAATAGGACACTAATATGGGTTGCCATAGCGGACAAGTTAGCTCTGTTGTCCTCACCTTGGCGATAAATATCTGTAATTGTTACGCGGTGCGCGGGTTCTTCGGTCATGATAACCTCATTTCATTTACAGGGGCCACGCTAGTAGTTGTCTATTAGCGAATTCCCCCGTAATACCACCACCTGATACCCAGTAGTTAAGTGTAATTGTGTCAGTTCCAGGATTACCATAGTGGATAACGTGACCACAGAATCTATTCATTGCGGCATCTGTAGCAGCCACACGAACCGACGCACCAACCTGAGCCGGTGCTGTGTTCGTTCCTGAGATAGCCGGACCGAACGTAACGTAAGTAGTGTCGGTTCCTGTACCGGCTGTAATTCTGGTACGTGCGCCAAATAGTAGAAGCACGCCACCACTATGGGTAACAGTAGTGCTTGGGCCACCAGAAAGCGCAACAGGTGTTGTGGATGTAGTGGTGACTGCGGTAGCCGCGGTAACCTCACCCGGCGAGTTCATAACTACTCCGTTTGGTCCGGTAGTAGTCAGTAGCCGACCAGCTGATGTAGCCTTAGCGACCTCAGTCTCTAGCAAGTTGTCTCGGATTTGCTGATTCAGAATAGACGCAGTAAGTACATCCTCCGGAATCCAAGTGCGCGGAACAGTCCAGGCCATGTTATCTCCTTACAGCGGAAATACGATAAGTTCACAGTTAGAGAAGTTAGCTTGTCCTGCTACTGTACGGAACATCATGCGTACCTGGTCTGTAGTGCTTGCCCCTAGTCCTGTGAAATGATGGAATCCCATTCCACGGATAAACGCGTTATCGCCACCAACTGTGCGCGTGGCCCATGAGTCAGCCGCAGAAGTCTTACCAGTAACCTCACATGATACACACGCGGTGTTGGTTGTAGACGGACTTGAAAACACGTACATTCTAGCGGTCCACAACGCAATAAGTGAACCAGAATGTGCTACATCCTGAATAGCAATTCCACCAGGGACAGCGGCTGTGTACGAAGTAGACGTAGTACCAAAGCGCTCGTAATACGAAGTATTCAATACTTCTCGTTCAGCAATAGAGTTAACTCCAGTAGACACGAAATATCCAGCCACGTTCATAGCCTTAGCTGGAGCTGTTTCATTCATGTTGTCTCTAAGCATTTGGTTAAGCTGGCTTGCTGGTAGCATTCCGTTAACAAACGTGATTGGTGCGTTCCACGCCATATAAACCCCTTAGAACGGATAGATAGACAGTCGTCTGTGGCTGTACGTAGCTGATGAGCTGTTGTTGATACTTCCGTATCCCATATCTACGCGCAGTAGCCCCGGCTCGCCTGTGTATAGCATGATGCCACCTAGGCGCGCACCTGAGCGTCTTGCCGACGCGGCTGCTTTCGCGGTTACGGAAACGTTAGAGTTCACGGTGCTAGCAGGGTTGGCAGCCTCACGGGTGTCACCATCGAATACAGGGCCAAACATTGCCGCGCCACCAGTAGTGGAGGTTACGTTAGCGTCATAGAATACGAGGCACTTTCCGCCGTGTTCAACGGTAAGCGTAGGCCCGTACAGAACGTCATCCTCATCCTGGATAACGGCGTATTCCTTATTAGTTGTGGTAATGGTGGAATTGAGTACGGTGCGAGCCCACTGGCGTTCTCCAATTTGGTTAACACCAAAGGTTGTCAGTAGGCGCGCACCAGTTGTAGCCTTGCCTGGACCTGTCTCTAGCATGTTGTCTCGCAGGAATACGTTAAGCTGAGCCGCTGTTAGCGGGTCACCATCAACGAATGTAATAGGGACTGTCCAGACCATAGGGACTCCTTAAGACGAATGCTCAATAACATCTGTACACCAACCGTGATACTGACGTGTCAGTGTTGTGGTGGTGTTCTCTTGGTTTTCGATTCCGACTCTTAGATAGTCTAGTGCGTCTTCAACTAGGTCTTTAATCTGCTCAGTATCTTCAATGCCGATACCAGTCATAATCGACACCTTAACAGCAGCATTTACATTACTTGCTGATAGTCGGTATTCAAGTTCATATGGTGCGTAGCCATCTGTTGGAATTGCCATTAGTTCTCCTTATGGTCTATAAATAGCTTCCCATGTTACTTCAATTCCTGACCATGACACAGTTGCCGTAGTAGGCGCGAATACGAGCAATGTAAACCCTGTTGTAGTTGTGCTGATTGCTCTGCTACCCCAGCGTGCCGCGTCACCAGCGCCCGTATGAATATTAGTCATTACCGTAGGAATGCCGGGGAATGTGTAACCAAAGCTAACAGACGAAGTATTCGAGTTAGCATTAGAAAACGACACAGAAGTCGCTCCGCGTCTAGTCCAGTTAGTCAGGTTCGTGATATTCGTATTACCAGTACTAATGTTACTAGCGTTAGTATCTGTCTGTGTCTTCAGATAATTCAAGTTGTCTCTAACATGCGTGTTGAATTGCGCAGCGGTAAAGACATCACCTGGAATAGCTGTCATAGGAGCTGTCCAAACCATTAAACCACCTCTTCGGCCTCATGCCATTCACGTTCCTGAACAAGGTCTGTCACTGACTGATCCATAGGGATTGATGCCTTGATAGCCACAGGGTGACCTTCCGGGTACCAGTTACGGTTAGCTCGATTTGGTCGCTTGTTCAGCTCGGTAATAATGTCAGAGAGGTTGCTAGGAATGGACAGAGGGAACGCAGTACCACAGCCCGCGTCCCCTTCACACTCCAAAGAGGTTGCGCCCATTGGAACCATGAATGCGTTTCCGCAGCCGCTTGGACAATCAACGATTACACGCCCAAAGTTCACATACACTAGACCATTACTCATTGCAACCCCTTAGTAAGTTAGTACGTCAGGCCCACCAATTTCGGATGAACCTAGAATAAACACGGTATCCGGAGTCATAGATGCTGCTCCGAATGTTCCCTCATCAAATCCTACATCAGGATCATCGAACACAAAGGCACCTTCTGCGCCCATAAATTCCCCGTCAACCTGCTCTAGCTCTAGAGTAACAACATGCTCCTCGCCAAGCTGTCCGGCCTCATGTTCAATACTTTCGATAGTGAACGTGTTGTTCAGGAACCACTGACCAACCTGGATAGACACGGGGGCGCTCAAGTCGAGGCTGAGTAGCGCGGCTGTGTATTCAGGGGACAGGTTCTTAATCACGGCTGTGACAGTTGGACGTGTAAATGCACGCTTGTTCAGGATCAGGTTAGCCACTGCAATAGCGTCTGGCTCTGTGGCTGCGTGCATGTCCAGGTTGATACCGCGAACAGAGCCGTACTCAGAGATAGACAATTCGTGCTCTACTGTTGACGTATTCTCGATATTGCGAATAGCGCGGGCGCGCATACTCATATCCGACACCGTAGTGGTTGAGAATACGTCTGTACCGTCAACTAGCGTAATGCTCACAGCGGTACCACTTGTGTTATTGACAGTAATACTGTCAACGTCACCAGACAACTTAACATAGTCATAGTCTTCGGGGAAGATACCTGAGCTAACGTCAGTCTCATCTGGACCTGAATTGTCTATTCTCTGAAGCGTTCCTTCAATAGGTACCTGTGCGTCGTAGAATCCATTATCCACAATTCCAGTGAATGTATATGGTTCATCCGTTGCTAGGTTTCCCCAAGTAACGTTACCGGGCTGATCCCACACTGTGCTGTAGTCAGCATCGATTGTGCGGTTATCCACGGTGTAGTCAACACGGTTGATAATGTCTGTCCAGCCGTAGTTAAGAGAAGATGACTCGTGAATCTTCATAGCGCCTGGCGTCTCGCAGCCTGCCAACGTAATAACCGGTGTGGTTGGGTAGCTGGTGCGCTGTCTATGCAAGCGATCCATAAAGATGATCTGACCATAGGCACCAACCGTGTACATGGCTGGTGGCCCCTCTGCTTCGATCAGTTCACGGATACCAGTCAGTGCAGTACCAGTAAACGAGTACCAGCGCATTGTAGTTGCACCAGAATCGGTCCATGGATCGAACAGCGTTAGTGTTGTCCATCCAAGATCGCGATCAATGACAGGATAAACCTGTGCAGCCTCAATGATAGCTTGCATAGCTGCACCAGTTCGGATAGACGCATATACGTCAGTAGAAATCTCCACAGAGGCTAGACGACTAAGAATATCCTGGCATGGAATGTAGACAGACTGAGCGTTCAGGCTTGCGTCTAGGATATGATCCTGTGTGAATCCTGTGTATAGAATGTACGTGGTTCCCTGGAAATCCGCAGTAATAAGAACCTGGCGATTCATAGACAGGTTTAGACCAATGACAGAATCAGGGTTACCACGTGTGTACTTTCCGTCTGCATTCTTCAGCTCTAGTCCTAGCTCGCCTGATCGAATTGTGTCCAAGTCGCGAGCTGAGTCACGTCCGTATTCGATTGTGGGGATAGTACGGGTAGCGGCAACATCGCATGTCACATCATCGTAAGGCGAACGCCCCTCAAACCAGCCAACGTATGAAACGTTGTTGTTGCCACGAACGTGGATTCGCCAGTCACCACCAATGGCAGGATCATAAGGAATCTCTAGCTCTACCCACTCGCCTACAACAGACGAGCTAACGTCGTCATAGTAGTTGTCGTTAGGGTCCCATACTTCAATGAACATATTACCTGCACCAGACTCTTTGTACAGCCAAATAGTGTATGTAATATCAACACCAGGAATCACACGCATACTATGAGCAATTCCGTCTGCTCCAGTAATGCGCAGTGATTCACCATTACGGTATGTGATGTTAGTGTCCAAGGTTACGGTTGCGCCAGCATACACATACCAGTTAGCAAGACCAGCGTTAAGAGCGCCATGCCCAAACCAGTCGATAAATGTCTTATACTCTGGTGCTTTGTTGGACATGGCAACTCCTTACCGCTTAGGGATAATACGCGGGATACGTCCCGAGTTCTGTGCATCCTTAATCGCTTCAATGACCATATCCTGTGCCTGTCTCTTGGAAGCCACAGGACCATTAAAGATGAAATTAACAGGAGGTAGCGCAGGGCTGATTCCTGAGATGTTACGAGCACGCACAGAAGCGAGGCTTACTCTGCCGCCGTCAGCACGCGTAGGAGCCTGCATGTTATTGATAGCGTTCATAAAGCCTACTCCGTAGTGGTCCACAGCAGCAGCCTTAATCATGTACTCACCATCAGATGCGGCAACCGGTACGCTGTCAGACGTGCTAGTACCAGGCCCACGGATGAGACCACCAGTAGCATACGGAACAGCAATACCGCCTCTAGGCATGTATCCTTCATAATCGAACGAAATAGTAACAAATCTGTCAATATTGTTGATAAGGTTATTCAAGTTGTTGATACGGTTCCAAGCTTCCCAGTAACCGTCAACTCGAATAGTGGCAGGATAATCATCCGAGAATTCTAGACCCGCAGCGCGAGCGTCACGGAATCCAGACTCAATAGAACTGGTACTCATTCCTGAACTTGCAGCCACCTGAGCAAGAGCCTCAGCGTAACTGTAGCCCTGTAGCATAAGGTCATCAATCTGACCCTTAGCAGAGAATACCCAGTCCTCAATGTATGCTGACATTCCTTCAGTCTCGATACCAACAATGTCGGCAACCTGAGATACTGTTAGCCCGTAATCATCGGCAATAGTTTTCAGCGCGTCAGCAGTGCTGTAGCCCTTATCAGTCCATGACTGGTAATCGCTAATGATTCCGTCAACTGCTGCACCTGTGTCGTCTGTAATACGAGTCAGAGCGGCAATAGTTCCGTTCTCTAGATCGTAGTTAGACTGTAGCCAGTTGTTTGCAGCGTCTACGGCTGTTTCAGCAGTGCTGTTGATAGCGCCTTCAGTAATTCCGTACTGCTCCTGAAGTGCTGCAAGAATCTCTTCGCCACCTTCAAGTGTTTCAAGGTGAGCTGCAAGAGCTGGGTCAACCCCTTCAGTAATCGACTGAGCGCCTTCTGACGCAGCACCAGTCCAAGCAAGATAAGCTTCAGCAGCGTCTAGGGCTGCCGCTGCGATATCTTCCTGAGTGGATGATGAATCAGCAGATACCTCATTGAAGTTAGCAACCGCTTCATTCAAATCCTGCTGCGCCTTGATAGCAGCGAACGCCGGATCAGACTGCGCACGCATCTCAGCAGCGTAAGTCTGTAGCGCAGCCACAGTCCCGCCCACAGCCTCAGCTAGGTCATTCTGAGTCTGACGCTGTGTGTCTAGCGCACTCTGGTACGCCCCAAGCTCAGGCATCAACTGATTGATTTCGTCACGAGTCAAACCGTACTGGTTGTGAAGAATATCCATAACCTCAGCAGCAGTTGTCCCTGATGTAACCGCAGCCGCAAGAGCCTGATCTAGAGAATCAATCTGACCCTCAATAACTGCAAGATCACCAGTAAGCGTGTCTCGCTCACCAATAGGCGTGTCCAGCCACTCCCAGAAATTGTTATCATCAATTTCAGCGATACGGTTAGTAGTGCGGTCAAGCTCATCAAGCAGGAATCGCATGTCGTTAGCCGCTGAAGTGGTTGCCTCCCCTGTACCTTCTAGTACAAGGCTCAGGTTAGATAGCGCGCGGCCTCCAGCCTCGTTTGCAGCATCGGCAACAGACTCAACCTGGCTGTTCAACGCATCGAATGCCACAACGGCTGTAGCCACAGCAGCTACGATAGTGGCAATGAGCAGAATAGGGTTAGTAGACAAGGCAAGCGTAATCGCTGCAACAGCGTCTCGCACCTTAAGTAGCCCAAGCGCAAGCGTTAGTGACAGCCCACTCGCGTTCGCAGACGCAATACCATAAATAGTTAGTCCACCAGCAGCAGCAATAGCAGCCGGTACAATAAATTCAAGGTTGTTCGCAACTAGCGAGATAAGCGGAGCGGCAGTTTCAAGCGCAACGTTCAACACGTTAGCCGTGGTAACCGCAAGATCAGTAACCACGGGCACAAGTGGTGCCGCTGAACGCCCGATATCTGTAAACGCTGTACGTAGCTCAGGCGAGGTAGCTGCGAGCACAGCAATACCTGTAGCTAGCGGTGAAACAGCGTCTACAAAATTACCAATAACCGGGATTCCGCCCGCAAGGTCAGCAGCAAACTTTACACCTAGCGCTGCTGATGTAGCTGACGCAAGTGGAGCTAGATGACCGAACGTCTCGATAAACTTTTCAAGGTTCTCAGTAGTAATATCGTCGCCAAGTGAACGAATATTCTGAGCAATCTTGCGGATAGTAGGTTCTAGGTCTTCAGACATATCCTGAACAATGGGCTTGATAGCCTTTTCAACTCTGTTCAGAACGTCGGCAACCGCGTTACCAATCTCAATGAAAGCGCCGCCACCGGCAGGATCAATAAGTGGCTCTGCAAGGATTTCACCAATACGTCTACGCACACCGCGTAGTCTGTCCATAACACCAGCGAATGTCTGACGAACGCTAGCAGACACACCACCAAATGCCTCATCAGCACCGGTAATGAATCCATCGTAGAAGTCTTCAACGGCTAGCGTACCCGCCGAAATCTGTGCTGTGATAGCAGCAGAAGTCTGGCCGAATGCAGCGCCCACCAGCTGTGCAGCAGCCACACCCTGTGTACCTAGAACGTTAAGGTCACCCTTGGTTACTTCAGCAGAGGATGACATACGCGCCATAACTTCGATGATACGCAAGATTTCCTCTTCAGTACCACCACCAGCTAGAGCCGTATTCTGGATAGCTGATAGAAGTGGAACAACCTTTTCAGCCTCTACACCAAACGCCAACATCTGCTGCTGAGCCTTAATCCAGAGGCTCATAGAGATAGGCGACTCTGAACCGAATGCACGTAGTTCAGCCATCTGCTCAGTCGCTTCCTGAGCGCTTCCTAGCACAATCTCCAACGCTGATCCAGCGCGCTGCTGAAGTTCGTTAGATGCTAGACCAGCTTCGATGGCTGATGCCGCATACGCGGCTACCGCGCCAGCAGCTACCGCCATGGCTGCACCAGCAGTCTTAGCGGTAGCGCTAGCAACATCCGACACTCTCTGAAGCGCAGAAGCAGCCTGATCGGTACCTCTAGAGTTGTAAGTCGAGTAGATAGAAAAGCCTAGTGATGTATCTACCATGGTTATCTACCTACTCTCTGTGATACGAGCTGACAAATCTTTCAACGTCGCGAGCCTGCTTCTCTTCGGGAGACTCCTTAGTCTCCTGTGGTGGCTCATAGAATGGCCTATCAACAGAGCGGAACTCAGGCACAGACTTAACTCCGTTACCGGAGGCTGTCATTCTTACTAGTACCTGTAGATATTCCTGGATTTGCATAAGCATTTCCAAGATATAACGTTCACTCAATGGCCCTTCGAATCTCTCAAACTCTTTCCACTCCTCTAGCTCTCTAGCCGTTGTTGTGGCTAGCAACTCTGGAACGGTGCGACCCAATTTGAGGGCTAGTCGGTGGTAGAATCCTCTGTCGCTTCCGAGAAATTTTCTTTCATTTCCTCACGAGCTTCAGGAGTCATGCCGTTAAGCTCAGCGGCTTCCTGGAATAGGCGGCCTAGAACCTTACCTGACTTCTTACCTAGCTTGCGCTCGATAGCGTCGTCAGAGAACAGGCGCTTACCAGACTCGTTAACGAGACACAGCCCGACAAGTCTTGCGCGTACGCCAGATAGGTCACCAGCGTTGTTGCGTGAGAACGTGCTAAACGCGTCAGCGTCGTCTCCAGTCATTTCCATGAGACGAACCTTACCGCCCCATTCAGGAACTTCAACGTCAACATACGCACGGTCTTCAGAACCTAGGATTTCTTCTACACTTGCAAATTCACTCATAATAACCCCTTATTTAGCTGACTGCGCCAAGTCCTTTGCAGTCATATTCAGTACTCTTACAATTTGCTGTCTAATAAACGGCTGCGCCTGTTCGGCTGGTCCCATAAACCATGACGGACCACTCATAGAATGGTGGTACCAATTGTGCTTATCTCCGAATAGAGGGGCGCGCCAACCACTGAACTGAGTATCTAGACCTCTCGGAGCAAATCCGAGACGGTTGTCAGGCACAGTAGTAACAATTCTCAGCCTTGCTTGTGGACCTACACCGCCTCGCAAACGGACACCAGCTGATACCTTACGGCGCAATCCGGTAGTTCCTGATACATGCGAAACGGGCAGGCCCGCAAGCGTAGCCTTCTGCTTCTGCATTACGCGGGTTGCCTGGCGTCGGATGAGGTTGCTTAGCTTGGCAGGCAGCGTCTTATCTGTGGCGCGCAAACGTGACACCACTCGATTGATGTTGCCCTGTGTAAGCTGAACGTTTACTCCAACAACCATGGCTACTCCTTACGATGCAGGGTCAATGTCCATTGCCATATGTCCGATAACAGGGAAGGTAACGCTAGACTCAGCTAGCGCGCCAACCTCACCAGCAAGCGGAGTGTATTCCATTAGGCGGACAGTTCCAGTAAACTCTGGGTTAGTAGCACTAACTGGTAGTGCCTTAACGGGACGGACAGTTACAACGAAAGTTTCGCCAGTGTCCCATAGAGGGAACAGAGTGTCATTAACCTCACCAACAGCGAATGATGAATGGAAGTTAATAGTAAATGACGACTGCTCTAGACCCTGCTGAATATCCTGGCCGCAAAAGTCGTTAGCTTCAACTTCAGCCTTAGACAGGTTTACTTCAACACTGTCCGCAAAGCAGGATAGGTCAACGGCATCAACTTCAATATATGCGTCCGTTAGAACAACCTTTGGCATATGCCTTTTCCTTTCTGAATTAACAAGTCATAATCTCAACACGTACAAGAGCGCCAATGTGTTCCACATTAGCCGAACTCCACTCGCCTCCATAATTGTCAGCACGAAGGCAAGTAACAGAACCAATATTCCCGCCAAGTGAAGGATTACCATGAAGAATCCAAGGAATAGACTTTTCCACTTCAGGGTCAACCAATTCGTCTAGCGTAATCTGGTTAGACGTTAGCTCAGTCTTAGGAGCCAAACAGATAAGATCGTAATAGTAACGAGCCGAACCACGGCCGAATGCGCCGTTAAACGTAATCGATGGTTCGTTAGCCACGTTGATAACTACGGCCGGTACAATCGTTACACTCTCTACATACTCGTATACAGTAAGCGTGTCTGACCATACATTTTGAATGGCTGCCTTCATAGCTGAGCGATGAAACGCCATTGTCATAGAATCACGTCCCGTCTGGTATAGAATTCCAGTTTCTTTAGAATCGGAGTACGCTCGCGCATAATCACAACTCCAATTTGATCAGAACCCTTGTACCCTAGTGGGGTGTCCTTAGACATGAAGGTTTCGGCTGCTAGCATCTTCGTAGCCTCGCGCACAACGGGTGGAACATTTTCCCAGCCCCAACGCGCGGTAACTTCAACCTCGCAGCCATCCCAGAAAGCCCAATGCTCTAGACGTGTAATAGGATGACCAGGCGCGCCATCAACAATTCCGTTGCGCGGTAGCTCCTTGAATCCAGTATATCCGTCGAGTTCAATTGTTCCTGAGATTGCGTCATCAATAGTTAGAAGGCCGTAGCCGTCTACATCGAATGTTCGCGTAGATGCTTCAACTTCGTTACCGAAATAACGTCTGGTTCTCTTATCTACCTCACGAGACGCACTCTCGATAGCCTCGTTTAGCAATTCATCGAATTGTGTAACAGTGGGCTGAATGCCAAGATAAGTGCGCATAGTGGCGGCATCCGTGTAGTTAATAAGTACCACAATTAGCCTCCCTGTTGAGTTATGGAATGGGAGTGAACCGTAATCCACTCCCAACCACTTATGACTTAGGAACCAGCGCCAGCTAGTGCGCGGAAAGCGTTAGGCACAATGTATCCGCCACCGTTCCACCAGTAAGCTACTAGCGCTTCCTGTCCGTTCGGACGGTTAACAACACCCGCACCTGATCCGGTAACAGTTACCACGTCAACGCGCTTCATAACCATTCCGATACGGTCAACGATCAGGTAGTTACGGAAGTCTCCGTAGATTAGGTAAGGGTTAGAACCATCAGGTCCGTCAAGAGTTGACAGCTCATGCATGTCCTTACCGTTAACCTGAGCTGGGTTAGCTCCCTGACGAGTGGTCCACAGGTCACCACCAACGTTTTCGTCAATTAGACGGATAGCGTTGAATGTGGTGTTGTTTCCAACCCAACGGGCGTTAGGACGGTAACGGTTAGGCAGATCATTGTCTAGCTCAAAGATTGCATCCCAAGAAGGAGCAGCTTCAGTAACCGCAGATGGCAGAAGTACAGCAAGCTGGTTAAGACCTTCAACACCAGTCATACCGTCACCGGTTCCGGTTACGAAAGTCTCTGCCTCTTCAACGTCCTTTGCTTCCATAAGAGCGCGGGTAAGCTGAGAATCCAGAGTGCTGTATGCTGCATCAATTTCGATTGAGCGAGGTAGGAAGGCAGACACACGGCCCGGACGGAACTCGCTACGGCTTAGCGTAGGAGAACCATCAGTCACCGGCACAGCTTCGCCAGGGAACGGAGTATCACGAGTTACTGTAACCTGGTCGCCTAGAGTAAGCTGAATAGTCTTACCAGTAATACGCTCAACACGGGCTAGTGAACGAAGCGGGTTAATCGCAGTGTCAGCAGTCCAGATGATGGTAGGGTCAAGCTCGAACGGCACACCGTAACCACCAGCAGGATCAGACCCGAGAGCCATAGCGCGCTGTTCCTCTGGGCTCATGTACTGCTTTCCTACCCACTTAGTGTAGGCAGAACGGTAGTCATCACCAGAAGTGTGAGCAACACGGCGACCGAAGTCGTCATCACGTGCAGCCATGTCAACGATCTGAGCCTTAGCGCGCTGCTCGTTTCCAGAGCCGCTGAAATCAGCTTCATCAACAACACGGCGTGCGTTCTGTGCTACAAGTGATCGGTAGTGCTCGCCGTTGTACGCATCCTTACGTAGCTCGTCAACGTCATGCACAGCCTTAGTGTTAGTGTGAACCGCTGGTGCCTGTCCATGGCGCTCAACGTTGCCTGCCTTAGCGCTGTCGGCAACCTTCTTACGGCGCTCTTCGAACTTGTCAATAACAACCTGGTGCGAACGCTCTTCCTCTTCAAGAGCAGAGAACTTAGTCTCATCCTCTTCGGAAAGGTTGTCAATTTCAAAGGTTTCCTTTTCAGCGCGAATCTCTTCTAGTCGCGCGCGGCGTTCCTCAATACGCATAGGGGAACTCACTTTCTTAATTGGATTATCATTACTTGTGTTGCGCGTCTCTTCTGATTCGGCGGGAACCTCAACCTTGTCTGACTCTGTGTCATTGACAGGTGTTTCCGCTTTACTGTCCTCTTCGTTAGAGATTTGCTCGCTCGCCTGCTTGGACGAACGAATTTCTTCCGCCAAGTCCTTATTAAACTTGTCGGTAATGCTTCTGACTCCTACATCTGTGGCGTCATTAGCAGGCCATAGGGTCACGGTAACCTCACGCACATCAACCTCGGTAATGGTGCGCTCAGGCAACCCATGCGGGTTAGTAGCTGAGATACCGGGCTCTTCCACCCACGAATCAGCCATAACACGGAATCCGAAACTCATCCCCATGACACCCGAACGGATAGCGGGTAGCAGCTCGGTAACGTATTCCGCGTCAAATAGCTCGGCTTCGATGTATGCGCCCTTAATATCCTCTCTAAGGACCGTAGGCTTACCTAGTGGTCTGTCGCCTACACGCATGTCATAGCCGTGTTCGTAAAGTAGTCTAATCTTTGAACCACGCTCACGGAATGTCTTCTCAAATGCTCCGGGAGCAATCGTTTCGACAAAGTCACCTTCAACCCATGAACTAATTTCATAGGAGTTCTCAAACACACTGAAATGGCCGGTTAGTGTGCGACCATTGTCAGTATCATTGATCTGTGCATCCGAAGTAGCGCGATATACGATTAGATCATTATCTGTCTTCATATATGCTCCTACTGATTAGCTGATGAGCCCTCATCAGGCCCGCTCGGATCATCAACAGCGTTAGAGTCAGTGTTCTTAGCTACGGAACCTGAATCTTCATTGCCGTTCTCACCAGGCTTGTAAAGCTGAACTGAAACGAACCCAGAGGGTACAAGGATAGCCGGATTACCAGTGACAATGAAGTCTCGCGCACTCTCAGCAGTCCAACCGGAGTTAACCAGGTTGTTCAGCGTTGTAGCTGTCTGTGCCTGAATTTCAGTGCGTTCCTTCTTGTCATCGTTCAGAATAGACACATTAGCGTCCGAGTACCATAGGATAATTCCAGTACCGTTGCGGTCGCGTGGCTTATCTACGAGATGTTCAATAGCGCCACAGAATGATCCCCACAGGTATCGCATAGTCGAGTTAACGAATCCACGGTTAGCCGTTTCGAAGTTACCAGCGTTCAGAGACGCACCCTGCATACCTTCAGACAGACCAACAACAGTCGCGTGTGTACCAGCGGCAATAGCGATATGAGTTTCAGCCATACCAACGATGGACTTCATGTCTAGCTTAGAGAAGTCAGTTTCTAGCACCTTGACATCAATACCGCCACCGATGTACACAGGACGACCAGAGTTCATCATTCCGCCATACTTGGCGTCGAACTTATCCGCGTATGCCTTAGCCTCGTCTGAGCCCATTCCAGGTGGGAATACGATCATAGTAGACAGGATCGCACCGCGCTTGAAAAAGCTAACCTTGTGTCGGTTAGTTTCCTTTTCTACGAGTACGTCGTTAATGGCTGGTGTTAGCCATGTCATGCCTCTGTACATAGCTTCCGGATCAGGGAATGGTGCCCAATGACATACCTGCTCAGGAAGGTAGATTTCTGGTTCAGCGTTGTCGCCAACAAACGCGCCACCCGGATAGTAGGCATAGCCAATGACGTTAGAACGTACCGCCCATCTAGGATCAGCGTCTAGAACAATGTCAACCCAGTCAGGACGCAAACGGCGTAGCATAGGCTTGCCATCAGGTCCAATCTCACGAACAGCAAAGAAGTTACCACAGATATCGACATCCTGTAGTGCTCTCACAAGAAGGTCACGCGTCTTGCCGTAAGGCCATGGATTCTCAAGAATCGACAAGCTACGGCTACCGAATAGCGAATAGCTGATATCCGCCGCATCCATTGGACGCCACTTGAACTCAATCTCACTGAATGGTCGAGTGCGAGCCCAAGCAGTTCCGAACACAACCGCTGAACCCTTATAGAACTGATTAGCGAATAGATCAAAGTCAACAGGTGGACCTTCACTATACGGTGAACGTCCGGTTACTCCGTATCCGCCACCGAATACCGCTCCACTAGCAAACATGAATGGGTCTGGAAAGGAACGACTTTCAAGCTTTGGGAATAGCTTGCGAAGAATACTCACGTGCAACCTCCTTCACAGAACAAACACGTCTTTAGTAGGGTTGTCTCGTGACTGAGTACGCAATCCCCACACGGCCAATGTCGCGGACTCCAAAGCGACAATTTGAATTGATTCGTTAGCCTGAACCCAGGCCCATAGTCCGCTTAGCTTGCGTTTGTCTACGTTAGCCACAGCGTTAGTAAGTTCAGCCTGCCCAGAATGGAACAGCCATGGTTCCTGATCCTTCTTACCCTTGATACCTTCAGTAACCTTAGCGCAAGCCTGAGCGTACTCAATAGACTTCGGAGACACTACGTTGATACCGTAATCATCTACCAATTCGGGAATAAGTTCGCCAGCTTGGCTATGATCATCGATAACGACAGCATACGGCTTCCAGCGTGCGCAAAGCTCAACGATTCTAGGCACAAGCCACTGTGTGCCTGGTCTGAAGTCAACATACTCAGCTTCAGTAACCTGAACCTTAATCTTCTCTCTACTGTAGTCCATATAACCAGCCACAGTGATGCAAGAGAATTCGTTATCAATAGATGTGGCAACTGCAAACACAACAGTTCCTACAGGCCGTTCACCTGACTTGTCATACTGACGTTCCCACGATTCCTTATCAATAACACTAAATTCATTGTTCTCTACAGGCCAATCACCAACGGATAGACGTTCAATAGCGAACTCATCGTAAGAGAGCTTTCGTCTGTCCTTCTCAACTGCTTCATGCGAGATACGGATTCCGTACGCAGGATTAGTCTTAGCGTAAGTCTCTGGTGCAAACGGCTTGTCATGCTCTTCACAATCACTGTCGCAACGTTCGTTGCATAGTTCAGCAGACCACTCTAGCCAGGTAATCAGGCCCGGATCATCGCTCATAGCTCGTAGGCGGTCCGCCCCGAATGCTTCTGAGTCCTTAGTACCAGCAGACCCCATCATAATGGCCTGAGCGTTAGGACGTGCTGATAGCGTGGGATACACGTCTCCGATAAATCCTGAGTCCAGGTCCATAGCCTCGTCAAGGATCAGACAGTCAGCAGTAAAGCCACGGCCAGCGTTCTTAACGCGAGTACGGAACTGAGCCGTGCTAACGTTACGCTTGGTAACAGGGTCAAATACTGTAATAGATTCCTGTCCGTTAGTCTGTCGGCCAACAATGATTTCACCACTGCTCTTGCGAACGTGACGAGTAATCTTCAGCAGCTCGGGAGAATCAGCAATGATGTCCTGTACACGCTTGAAAATCTGTGCTGCTGTGTCACTACGGTGCGCAGAATACAGAATCAGCGGTTCCTTGAGCACGTACAGCCCGATAATGATTCTTGCAGCGGCTAGCTCAGACTTGCCATTCTGACGGCTAATAACCAGCCCAACGTCAGGAGCAGACCACTTGCCATTAGCGCGAACGCCTAGCGTGTCCCTAAGAATACCGTCTTGCCATTGGTCTAGCTCCATAGGCGTGAACGTACGGAGGAAGCGGCTAGCAGCCGGACCATACGTTTTAACGAAAGGCGCTACGATTCGGATAGGAGCTTCCTGAAGCCCAATGATCCCACCAGGCGTTTCAACACCATAAGGTGATTCCTTGAGTTTCATACTTACTCCTAATTCCAAGCGTCCTGAGCCTTCCATTCTGATGTCATGAAAGCGGCAATCTTATCGTCTGTAACGGTGGTACCTGATTCTAGTTCAGCCACCAGGCCAATAACACGTTCCAACTGTCGTGCGATGCTTGCGGTATCACGCGGAGCACAGCGATCTAGACGTTCAGCTAGAATACGTCGCATCGTTAGCAGCATCTCTAGCGGGCGGCCAGTCTTTTCAGCTGTGGACATACGATCTTCTAGAGTCGTCTCGTCCGGTTCTCCGTAATCCTCAAACATCGCTACTCCTTACGCTGGATGTGGCCTCTTTACATGCTCTGGCACTTCAATTTCCAGTCCGTCATGGCGAGACCAGTCAACATCAAGTGCAGAAGTATGCAACGGATTATGCGCGTGGCGGTTACCGCCTTGTCCGTGGCCTACAAGAGACGCCGTGTCTCTGTGGTCCACAAGTGACGGGTATGTATGCCATGCCTTCCAACCCTTAATGTCTCGGTAGTACTGTCCAATACGCATATCGTAATTACGCTGAGCACGTGCAGGTCTGTCACACCATGCAAGCATTTCGTCAATAGTGTCGGTAGGAACAGCAAATGCCACTCCCCAGTTAAGAGACCATGTTGTGAGCCATCGATACCCGAAACGATCCGAGTTCTTAATGGCACGCTTAACGTTATTCTGATCAGGACGGCCAGTGCCGGTATACGCGGACACAATTCCCTTGCCGTTGAACTGAGCAAGCGCTGTCTCGAATCCCGCAATCATATCCGGGCATACTAGTGCGTCATCCTGAATAACCATGTGCCAATCAGCGTCAGGGTCGTATGCCTGCCACGCACGTTTTCCAGTTGCCCAGCGCTGCTTAGGGTCTTTCGAAGGCTGTGGGCGCTCATCAAAGATGACTGTAACGTCGCGGTCAAGCGATGCAACCAGCTCCTCAACCTCCTTGGCACGCACAGGATGAGCCATGATAGCCACAGACAGCTTTACAGGCTTCCCTGCATACCGAGCTACCGCAAGCCGGTCAAACACTTCCAAGTCTACGATGGTTCCATTGCTGACCAGGCGTTTTACCGCAACCTCAACCCCAGGGTTGCCAGGCGTACCGTAGTCATCCCACGCTACAACAGCGCCAGGAACAAGATGCTTAGCCCACACAAGCAAATCAACAGCGGCATTGTGTTCAGAGTGGTTACCATCGATGTATAGAAGTCCAATAGGCGAACCTTCATACTGCTTCGATCCTTCCAATGATGTTGACTGAATAGCTTCTACCTTGCTACGCAGTCGTACGGAACGTAGTTGCGCGTCCCACGTATCGAACTCAGGAGACGGGAGCTTATCCGCAACAGCTCTACGCCAATCGGACTCATCCTCTGACCATGGGTCAACAGAATACACACGTGCCTTGTTTCCGTCTGTAGCACCTGCTGCTAGATATGCCGTGCTCTTACCATGATATGCGCCAATCTCGACAATAGCGTTTTCGCTATGTACGTTCTTAGCCATCTCGTATAGACGCTCGCCTAGCTCATCTGGAATCAATCCCTCTAGAGCGGCAAGCTTACTCATGTCTCTTACCATTGGATACCCCTCATGTCCCGTTGGTGCTGCCAATGATGCACCACGTAGGAATCCGGGTGATCTTCGGTTGAGCGCTCAGGCTCGCTATATGGCACTGGATAGAAAATGTGCTCATCAAGAATCGTTACATCATCTCGTGAGCTGAGAATAGGTGTGATCATCTTTGGACCACTGAGTTTGTTTGGACGTGTAACCCGTGGATAGTACGCGCGAGCAACCTGTGGAATGGTATTGATAATCGCTTTCATTCCCTGGTGATACTGAGGCGCGTAAATAACCGTGTTACCGATCCATCTGTTCTGAACTTCCCAGCCTAGAACGGCATGGTCAGTGTCAAACAGGTCATATGTGCTTCTCTGGCATGTTGTATCCATGTCCGCGTAAACCCCACCATAGCGATAAAGAATCTCATATCGAGCTAGATCAGCCTTGAACTGGTACACAGCATCAGCGGGCACACGCTTGTGGGCCACCCGCCACAGCGGCCAATTCACCAAATCAAGGTTTTCAATGTCCTCATCGCGCCACAGCCGGTATTCATCGTGTGGATGATGCTTTTTCCAGGATTCGGCAAACGTCATCAAGTGTTTTGGCACTTCAGAGCCCAACCAGATTTGATGAATGATCATTCTGCCCCCTGTGACGCCAATTACATGTCCGATT